AGAGCAGGTTGATGAAAGCGAACCGATACAAGATCCAGAGGAACAGCTCACGCGCTCGCATGTGGCGAAGGTGGCTCTTGATCTTTTTAGGACCTCCGAGCCTGCGCGCCTTCTCTGATCCTTCAGGAGGCTGCAAGTTCTCGGTTGTGATCCCGACACAGTAGACAGTCACAGGGCGCTTGACGCCCTTGAATCGATAGAGACCTGCGACCGCGTAGCGCGTACCTCGTGGCGTGTCATAATTGGTCGTGTCTTTGATCGCTCTAAAGGCGTCTTGAGTCAGGAGCACTTGACCAGATCCGCAGAGAGACATAGTACGCGCGGCGATGTTCTTGCTCACACCTTCAAGCTCAACAGGCTTCGCACCGCCCATGATCTCAAGCTCGTTCTGGGTCACCTCTACCACGTCACCCACATGAACCCCGATACGAGTATTGAGCCGAGTCTTGAGAGGGATATAGAGCTGATAATGAAGGGCGAAGTTCACCGCATCGATCGGGCGATTAAACGAGAGCAGGAAACCATCACTGCGATCAATCTCTCTCCCGCGAAACTTGTGCATGAGCGAGCGTGTTAATCGATCGTGATATTGAAGCCAAGACGCGGCTTTCATCGGTCCGACTTTCTGAACAAAGGCGGTAGAACCGATGAGATCTAAAAGGACAATCGCGAGGCGTCTCTCTCGCATGATAGGAACTTTGCTCATGATCCCCCCGTGATGTGAATGTCAGGGGGTCATGATATCACGCTTGATCAGGTTTTGGATACGGGGAGAGGGGATAACACAGCGCGCGCATCATCGCGCCTCTCTTGCGCTTTGGCCCTAACAGTTTCAGGTACCTGTGCTTCTCACCTGTCTTCACGGCGCGAAGACCTAGCGAGGACGCCTGCGCGCTGTTCAGGTTCGCGCCGTTTGAGCGCCTGTGTCGCTGTCTCCCGTCGGCGTCGATGAACCCGCTCGAGCTCTCGCTCACTCCGCAGTAGAGCCAACTCATCGCTTGATACACGCCCCCGTGATGGTCCTCGCTCATGTCAGCGTAAGAGATCAGGGCGTAGCAGGGGATCATGTCACGGCGCGCGCGCTCCGAAGCCCAAACCTTGACCGCGCGCGAGACGAACTGAGACGCGATGACCCCAGAGTCAGGAGCGATCGCGAGGCGAACCAACTCAAAGACATGAGGGGCCAAGTCACCGAACCACGCGACAAGGCGCCCGTCAACATATTGAGCGTAGGACATAAATGCGTTACCGCACCCGCCTAGATAATGATGCTCATCATAAAAGGCGCGCGCGGTGTGTCGAGAGACCTTCTCGAGATGGTCAGTGTTAAAGAGGTTGAGATGTATCACGTTCTCTTAATGATCTGTGAGAAGGTACTCAAAGATGTCAGGGCGCGCTTTCATCATCGCGGTCTTGACATACTTTGGAAGCTTTGAAAAGGGGAAGTGACAACACGAGTCGATACCGTACTCGATACAGTCGTCATCATCATTAGGCCACTTAAGGACAAGAAGTTGTGGATCACAAGACTCAATGGCCTTGATCTCTTCGTAACTCTCAAGAGCAGAAACGGCATCAGTGATCTCAAAGTGTTCTACGTCAATCTCACCTGTTTCATGATGTGGTAAGATTCGGATTTCATATTGAATCATGTTCATTCTCCTGTTGTGTGACCTTGTTGTGTGTATCAGGTCGGTGTGTGTCAGAGTGATCAACCACTCTATGTAAACGATCGTATACACAATTGAATCACATTACAAGAACTTTTTTAAAATAAACATGAAATACTTTATAAGTACATGAAAAGGTTAGAGAAAAAAGTTCTAGTCTCGTTGATCTTCTCTCTTCGCGAGTCCCTCTAGCCCTTGATTTCCCCGTTTCTGTTCAATGGGGCTCGCCCCAAGGAGCGCTTTCTTGATCTCGAAATAGAGCGCCTTACTCTCTATATGTGCCTCGGTTCCCTTGGTATCGATCACCAACCTTTTAAAGAGCTGTGTTAGTGTTTCATTTTTCATTTAGATCTCCTCTTGAGCGATCATCATTGTAGTGGGGAATTGAGCAGAGAGGAGCGCATTGATCTTTTGAGCGATCAGGCGCGCTTCTCTTTGAGCGTGTTCAGTGTTTCTGAGATTGATAAACCTTAACCAATTATGAAGATTTCCTGTCATGTAGAATCGGGTCATGGTGGCTTGAGGGAGCACAGCTCGCGCTTGCTCTCTCGCGACACCGCGCCTGATCAGATAATGATAGAGCATGTATTGATCTTTGTATGACTCTCTGATCTGTTCTTGTAGATAATCCGCACCGACTAGAGGCTCTTCTTCATCAGAGCACTGTAGAGCGCTCTCATGTTGAGTGAACAGCTCAGGAAACTGATATATCTCGATATCAAGATCTGTGTAGCGTCTACTCATCTCATTATAGGAGAATGTACGATGCCTCATGATCTGGCGCGCGGTAAACAGAGGACACTTGAGCATGAATGTAGCGCCGAGATGCTCAAAAGGGCTCGTGTGTCCGTGTCTGAGCAAGTAGCGCGTCAGCTTAAGATCACGATCAACATCAGGCGCGCGTAAATCGGTAGATGTGCTGACTCTGGCGGCTTTAACGGGCGTCTGATCATCTCCATAAGCTTGAATAAGCTCAACGGTGATCTGTCCAGAGTGATCAAGATCAAGGGGTATAGGCTCATGATCAAGGTCAAGGGGTATAGGCTCATGATCAAGGTCAAGGGGTATAGGCTCATGATCAAGGTCAATGAGTGGCGCGTGTTGAGGGGGTGTTATTTTTTCCATTTTGTGTCTTCTTTCGGGGCCGTGGTCTTTAAATTGAAATGCACCACAGCGCTTGAGGATCGAGCAGAATCTTTTTCTCTTCGCCTGTACTTTTTAATATTGGGTTGAGCGGAGAGCGCTCTTGAGAAAGCGTTAAGAGACATCCTCGCGGCGCCTGATTGTCCTACATCCTCGGCCCATTTTCTAAACGATCTCCATAAATCGTTAACTGTCATGAGTTCACCGTCATGTGTCACCTCACATTGAAGCGCGATAAACGCGGAGAGCGCGTCGGTCTCAATGCGCCAGTTACCGCGCCATGTATCAATGTAATCTTGATGAGCATAACCTTGACGCTCGATATAGACCCGCGCGAGATCAAGCGCCCACGGCACAAGGAGGTGATACTCTGATCTCAGTTTATTGAGCAGATCAGGATCACGATCATGACCTGAGAAAATGTGATGAAACTCAATAGGCACTAAGCGCCTCCATAGTCCAAACGATCGATCTCGTGACGCGGGGAGTTTGTTCGCGGCGAAAAAGTGAGCGGCCCTTGGTCGCATTCTAAAGGGTTTCTCGCCCTTGTTCTCAACAGTGATCGCATCACCTGAAATCATAGCCTTGAGCGTGTCACTCTCAAGAAGATCAGTCTCTGGCATCTCTGACACTACATTGATCACAGCACCAAATAACTGAGCCCGTGAAAAGCGCTCTTTCATCGCCTGCGGTGCGAGGTGCGCGGTACGCTCGGCGCCGAACAGATCAGAGAGCAGGGACGCGAGTACGCTTTTACCGTTGGACCCCTCACCGAAACACACAAGCGCGGTTGCCTCGCGAGTACAGAGGCCGAGGAGCGCGAGCCCGATCCACTCACCGATGGTTGTAATTTTCGCGTCAATCTCGGCCTCGATCGTGTACACCGTCTCGTCCTCGTCAGGCTCACGATGTAGGGAGCGCTTGAGAAATGTATCAGTAAAGATTCGAGGTTTCTTCGGCTCTTGTCCAGTGTCCTCGTCATCCCAATAGTTTAACAGCTCAGGAGAGAGGGGATAGTCGAGGTGATGGATCGCGTAATGATCCGGAGAGAGAGGACTGACCTTGAGACCTGAACTCGTAGCGCTCACAAAACGATCACCGAGCACAACACCCGCAGGCGCTGTGTCAAAGGGCGTCTCACTCTCGCCTGAATTGGTCAAGCTCATGAGCATGTTTACTGAGCTGTTGATGAGTTTCATGTTGATAGGGAGCTGTGAGAGATCCCCTTTAGCGCTCTCTACCTGTGCCCCTTCAAGCTTAGTGAGAATCTGCTCAAGTTGAGGTTTTCTGTAGATCTTCCATGTACCTGTATCTGAACTATATCGTCTGAGCCCGTCACCATGCCAGATCGGAGGAGGTTCAACACCCATCGAATCAAGAACCGCTTGAGCGATCGAGAGATCATCGCGAGGATATGAGAACATTCTCCGCAGGGGCGCGAGGTCGGGGAAGTCTGGAAGGGTTACAGGCGCGGGAGGGAGGTCAACCTCTACAGGCTCGACGTACCCTAGGACACTGTCAACCATCGCGTCAATTTGACCCGATGCTTCACGCCTACCCCCACTGACATGTTTATCTATCATTCTGATGAGATCATGAAGAAGAGGACGGTATTGGGTGATTTGACCACCTAGCTTTGTACTGAGATCGTTATACAGTTTATAGGCCACGTCTCCTTCGATCTCGTCAGGGTCAAAAGTTGCAGGAACAAAGACCTTTTGTTTTTTTGACCCCTTCGGCGTTCGCGATGCTTGACCCTCGGCGCCCTTTGGCGCTGTCGCGCTTGGGGCGTCCTCGGATCTGCGCTCACTGTCTGCCTGAGCACTGTTCCCGATCTCCTGAAGGACCATTGACCACATACGCGCGAGAGCTTCTATATTATCGAGAGGCATATCTTGATCATGAATATAGAGTTGAGGGAGATCGTCCTCGATCCTCTCACCCTTTTTGTAGATCAGAGGAGCGGCAAACCCGCGCGTAATCTCTGTTGATCCCTGATCTACATCAACAGTGCTATCACCCTCAAAAGTCTTCTGTAACTGGTGGAAAAATACGCGCCTCGCGCGGTCACCGAGTTCAATACTGACAGGAGTCTCAAAGATGATCCCGATCCGCGCGCCTCTGAGCGTGCGATAGTAAAAGCACCCCTGCAAAGATCGGAACGGCTCAAGCGCGGTCTCTACTCGCTCAAACCACGCTTGACCTGTTCTGAGATGGGGTTCAGCGTGTGAGGGCTCATCGTCCAGATCAATAAAGATTCCGCTTGTATAGAGCGTGATACCTAGCTCTCTCTCGATGATATCAATGTTGAGCTTTCTGTTTACTCGTCGGGGTCTCAGGACAGGGCCCTTTTGAGAGGCGATAGGATAGAGCCAGATCTCCGCATCAGGTCCCGTGTCCTGTCTCCAATCGTGTGTAAGAGCTTCTCTGAACCCTAGTACTTTCAGCGCGTGCGGGTGACTCTCACCTGCTTTCCATGACGCCGTTGTTGAATATCGGCTCTTATCATTTGCCCAGTAAACGCGAGTTTTTAAGGCGCCTATTAACATATATTCTCCTGTCTGTGTATTTACAGATCTTTAGAAATAAGCGCTTGACATATCGAATGTCAACCTTTTATTTATAAGATCCTGTACAGAGAAAAGAGGGCAAATGACACGAGATAAATTCTTAGAAACGATGAGATCGTTAGAGGACTCAGAGCCTGTTGAAGCGGTAAATCATCCGACTCATTATCACCATGATACAATAGAGGCGATCAATGTTATAGAGGCGTGGGCGCTTAATTTTAATCGTGGTAATGTTGTGAAATATTTATCCAGAGCAGGTCTCAAGAACCCTGATCGAGAACTTGAAGATTTAAACAAAGCGCTTTGGTATCTGAAGCGAGAAATTGAGAGGTTATCATGAGCAATTCACCAAAAAATCAACAACCTTCGATTAAAGAGACGCGCGCTAGACTCCTCAGAGAGATCAAGCATCAGTTACAATTTCTAAATGATCACGCGGGTGAGGATAACCCGCTCATGATCATAGGTTCATCTTCAGCGGTGCTCTCGCTTTTAGAGGCGTATCTCTACACGCTCCCTGCTACGTATCGAGGGGATAACCCGCAGTGACAGAGCGCAAGATATGGGCCTCAACATCA